ACAACTGGTATTAAGAAGCAATGTCCTAAGTGTGCTTCTGTTGGCAATGACAACAAGTGTAATAACTTTGTTGAGTATGATGATCATTGGTATTGCTTTGCATGTAAACACTACGAGAAAAAAGGAGGTCATACTGTGACCGAAAGAACTGAAGAGATTAAAGATGCTGGTGTATTGAAACCAACCAAGGGTACTATCGTTGGATTACAACACCGTAACATTGATCAGAAGACTTGCCGTTTGTATGGCTATGAGTCTGCTATCATCAATGGTAAAGAAGTAGAGATTGCTAATTACTATAACGGAACTGACTTAGTTGCTCAGCATCTCCGAGGTCCTGATAAGCAATTCTTTTGGAAGGGTGATACCAAGAAGCTTGAGTTGTTTGGTCAACACCTATGGCGTACTGGTGGTGGTAAGCGTGTCATCATTACTGAGGGTGAGATTGATTGCATGACCGTGAACCAACTGTTAGGTGGTACATGGGCAGTCGTTAGCTTACCTAATGGTGCATCATCCGCTGTAAAATCTATTAAAGAAAACCTTGACTTTGTTTGCTCATACCAAGAAGTTGTATTGTGTTTTGATAACGATACCCCAGGTCGTGATGCTGCTAAGGCTGTTGCTGATATCCTACCTCCTGGAAAATGTAAGATCGCTAAGCTTCCATACAAGGATGCTAATGAATGTCTTATGAATGCACAGGGCAAGGCTGTTGTCTCCGCTATATGGGAAGCACAACAGTATTCACCTGATGAAATCTTACACATTTCATCTATTGTTCGTGACTCAACTGATATCTCTAACACTAAGGTATACCCATTCCCATTTGATACACTATCAGAATATCTGATCGGTCAGCGTGGTGGTGAGATTACATTGTGGGCTTCTGGTACTGGCTCTGGCAAGTCTACGATCCTCCGTGAGTTGATCTTAAATCATCTTGAGGAAGGAAGATCAGTCGGTGCTATCATGCTTGAGGAGTCACCACAGGAGACTATGGATGACATGATCAGCTTGATCTTAAACAAACCTGTCCGTGCTATTATGGCGGGTAGGATGATGAACGATCTCCGTACTAAATTAGGTAAGCCTAAAATTAACATGGATTTTGTAAATGACTTTACCAATGAAGAGTATGCACAGGCTAGACAAAAGTTATCTGAGACTTCTTTCTATGTCTATGATCACCTTGGCAACAACGCCATGAGTAATCTATTAGCACGAATGGAGTTCATGGCTGTGTCATTAAAGGTTGATGTCATTGTACTTGATCACATTACGGCTGCTGCTGCTGGCTTGCTTGGTATTACCAACAAGGATGTGGATGGTGGTAACTCAGAGCGTATCATCATTGATACACTTATGAAAGAACTACGAGCCATCTCTGTTCGCACTGGTGTGCATGTTGATATCGTATCACAACTAAAGAAGACTGACAAAGCCTTTGAAGAGGGTGACCGTATCACATTACAAGATCTTAGAGGATCTGGTGCGTTGTCTTCAGTACCCAATACTGTTGTTGCTCTTGAACGAGATCGACAGAACGCAGATGATACCGTTGCTAATACAACAATCATTCGTGTACTTAAGAATAGGTTGACTGGTCGTGCTGGAATTGCTACTGCACTATACTATGATCGTAAGAATGGTAGACTCAAGGAGATTGGGTTTGCTATGGATGATGGTGGTTCTGTAGTCTTTAACAACGAGGATACAAATGCACAAGAAGTTTAATCATATCGTTACACTAACTTTTGATATCTTAACTAACTCAGAAGATCTTAAAGGTATGACTAAGATGGAATTAGTTAATGCTTTGAATAGAGTATACGATCCCAAGTGGATACTTGAAGACGGTGGTAAAAAGTTTATTGAGAAGTTAGCTATACAAGAAACAATTGAAATTAATAAATAGGAGTCTATATGAAACTTATTCTAGATGTTGAGTGCGATTCACTCAGTGAGATTTCTATTAGCGGTGATAAAATTATTAGAGAAGCCAAGACTATTTGGTGTGCTGTTGCGTATGATATTGAGACAGAAAAAGTATATAGATTTACTTACGAGAATATGCATGAGTTACCTGATCTAATGGACAAGGCTGACCTGTTGATAGGACACAACATCTTATTTGATCTTGCTATTATTGATAGACTGCTTCGTAAAACTAAGTGTCCTAACTATCGAGACAGCTTGATCATCAGTAGGCTAATGCACCCTGATGTAAACGAGCATCCTCTTGGTGGCAATAGCTTGGAGATGTGGGGCAAGTTCCTTAAGAACCCTAAGATTGAATACAAGGGTGGCTGGGATCATTACTCACAAGAGATGCTTACTTACTGTGAGCAAGATGTCATGCTTAGTGCTGCTGTTTACAAGTATCAACTAGCGTGGTGTGCTGCACACGAGAACATCTTACCACCCGCTGTCATTAAACTAGAACACTTAGTATCAAAGATACTTGCTGAGCAAACTGATAATGGATTTAACTATGACTATCACAATGGAGATATTTTATATGGTACATTACTATTACACAAAGTTAGTATTGAAGATGAGATGCGTGTTGTATTCCCTGATATTGTGCATGAGCGGGTATCGGAAAAGACGGGTAAACCGCTAAAGACTAAGGTCGAGATCTTTAACCCAGGATCACGCACACAGATTGCTAGTAGACTGAAAGATAAATATAATTGGACACCACCCACAACCGATAAGGGTAACCCAAAGGTTGATGAGGCTGTGCTTGCTGATCTAAACTATCCCGAAGCTAAGAAGTTAGTAGAGTATTTTAACTACATAAAACTTATGGGCATGGTTCTTGATTGGAATACAAGAGCCAACCTAACTAGGGATGGGCATATACATGGATCAGTTAACGCACAAGGTGCTGCTACTGGTAGATGTACACACTCCCAACCTAACATGGCACAGGTAAGCAAGGATAAAGAAGCAAGAAAGTTATGGATACCTGATACTAATTGTGTGCTTGTCGGTGCTGATCTTAAGGGATTGGAACTAAGAATGCTTGCACACTTTATGGCTAAGTATGATGGTGGTAAGTATGGTGAGAAGATCCTAACGGATGACATTCACACATACAATCAAAAAGCTGCTGGTCTACCTGATAGAGACGCAGCTAAGACATTCATCTATGCGTACTGCTATGGTGCTGGTGATAAGAAGTTAGGTACAATCGTTGGTGGCAGTAGTGCCGCTGGTAAAACAATACGCACAAAGTTTCAGAAAGAAATTCCTGCGTTAGAAAAGGTTCATCAAGATGTCAAGTTTTCTGTCGCAAAAACTAAAGGTGTTAAACTATTGGATGGAAGGATTGTTCCTGTACGGTCTGAACATGCCGCTCTTAATACATTGTTACAAGGATCTGGGGCAGTACTATCTAAACTATGGATGTGTATTGCAAACAGGAACCTAAAGAAAATATATGGAACAACTGTTAAACAAGTGGCATACATACATGATGAATTACAATTCACTTGTCCACCTGAGATTGCAGATGCAGTTGGTAAGGTTATTACTGATGCTGCTACTGATGCTGGCGTAAGGTTGGGGCTAAAGATAAGAGTCGATGCGGGCTATTCCGTAGGAAAGAACTGGAGCGAAACACATTGAAAACAGATATCTATATTGCGTTCTATGATAATAGAAAGAGGTGTGGTTATATACACAGACTCGTACAAATTTGTACTTGGTCTAACATAAGCCACATAGCTTTAATATTTGATATGGGATTTACTAAGTTAACTCCAATGGTATTGTCTGGTATTAAACCAAGACTAATGACAGAAGATAGTTTGAACTCTCAATCTAAATGTTTATATAAAAAATATGTTGGGTCTTGTGATATGAATATAGAAAGTATTAAAAGTATATGTGATAACCATAGGGAAGTATCTGTATTACAAGAACTATTTTCTTTTACTATTGGCTGGATGTTTGGTTTCAAATCAAGTAGTTGTTGTACACTCGCTGTTGATTTTATGAATACAAAAATGAATTACAATTTAAAAAATAGAAGTAACCCTAAGAAACTAATGAAGGAGATTCGATATGATTGTTATTATGATTTCTGGACAAGCTAGAGTAGGTAAGACAACGCTGTCTAATTTCATAGCAGAGTATTGTGTACACAACAACCTAACACCAAAGATTATTCCTTTTGCTCTTAGTATAAAGAAGCAAGCTGCAATTGAGGGGTATACTAAAGATTCAAATCAAGAAGAGTATCGTTCATTCTGTCAGCATCTTGGTCAGGGTATGCGTGATATTAATTCAAACCACTGGGTAAACGAGTGGGAGAAATTAGTTAGTGCTGTCTACGATGAAGAGGTTAAGTTATTAAATGAACAGCCTGAGTTTTATAAAGAGCGTGTTGTTCTTGTAGATGATTGTAGATATCTAAATGAATTAGAGATTGGTAAAAAGTACAAAGCTATTGATATATTTATCTCAGCTGGTACTAGAAAATTAGAAGAGCATGATGCTGAGTGGCGCAAGCACCGTAGTGAAGAGCTTGCTTATTCTATTGATAGACAAAGATCTAAATTAATTGATAGGTTTTATTACCATATTTACAATGAAAATACTATTGAAGACTTTAAGAAGTTTTGTACTAGACAAATACCCACATGGTTAGGTCTTGTTGCTGACAATAACAAAGCAAACTGTAACTGTGAGTTATGTAGGGCTGATAGAGAGAACCGTCACCCAAATAATAATACTGTACTAGAGGAAACTCTAGATTATTTAATGGATAAACTTCCAGAAGATTGGTTTAACCTTGGAAAGAAAGAAGATAAAGATGATAAAGATCCCAACTAAAGCTGTGCTTGATGGAGATATCTTAGCGTATCGTATTGCGTTTAGAGCTGATACTGATGGTGTTGATGGCATCCAAGACTGGGTACAGGATGACCTTACTAAATGGACACCAGCAGGAGTGACTGATGTTACTGTGGCTTTCTCATGCTCTCGCAAGGATAACTATAGACGGACTGTTCTTGAGTCTTACAAAGCTCATCGTGATGTAAGTAGACAAGCACCTGAGAGTTTGCCTATGGTTATCCAATGTATTAAGGATGTACTACCTCATTGTACAGGTATCTGTATCGAGGCTGATGACATCATGGGTGTTAAGGCATCACAGGCTGACCGAGATACTATTGCGGTTACCATAGACAAAGACTTAAGATCAGTTCCAGGATGGCATTGGAATCCTGATAAGGAAGAGTCGCCTGTTATGTTGACTGAGCAGGAAGCTGACCGTAACTTCCACATGCAATGGCTGACTGGTGATACAACCGATAACATTGGTGGTATCTGGAAGATGGGTGCTGTTAAAGCTAATAAGTTATTGGACTCTACTACACCTACTAACTGGACTGCCGCTGTCATGGCTGCTTATGAGACTATACTTAACAAAGATAAGGAACACTATGATATAACCTATGCCCTACAGATGGCTAGGTGTGTCAGAATCCTTAGGGCTGGTGAGGTTAAGTTTGTTATGAAGGCTGGTTTAATTGTAAATAATAAGGTTATTCTCTGGACTCCCCATTGTTGGGGCTAAGAGATACCGTAAGAAAGAGGTTGGATATGGTTATGTTTGATAAACTATTAAAATTTATGGGTAAGAAGGATAAGGTTAAGGTGGTTACTGAGTATATTAACCCCAATATTATTAATGTTGTGGCTGAACATTTACCAGAAGCTATTAATAAATGCAACACTATCTTTAATTTAAAGGTTAGTTTAAATGCAATGCTATTAATTAAAGGTGAGGAGTCTGCTATACTATCAACTAATACTTGTATTAAGATCCCACAAAATTGCTGTGGTATAGTAACACTAAAGACTGATGGTTTAATTATACCGTCTGGCTTTGTAGTGATTACTCCAGATCATACTACTGATATTAAGATTCCTGTTAAGAATATGTCACAACAAAAGCGTGTGTCAGTATATAATAACCAAGTTATTGCTGAGTTATTTATTATTAATTTATATACGCCAGAGTTTGTTAGAGTTAAACGATTGAATGAGGTTACAAAGTAATGGATACATTTCAAAATTTCATAGCGTTAAGTCGCTATAGTCGGTGGATTGAAGATAAGAATAGACGAGAAACTTGGGAAGAAACAGTAGACAGATGGTGGAATTACTTTACTATTAGGACACCATTGCTCCTTTCAAGACCTGATATTAAGGATGCGATCTTAAATCTTGAGGTATTGCCCAGTATGCGTGGTCTTATGACCGCTGGTCCAGCCTTGGATAAAGACCATACTGCCCTGTATAACTGTGCCTACCTTGAGATTGACTCAGTAGATTCATTCAGTAACCTCATGTATATCCTTATGTGTGGTACTGGTGTAGGCTACTCAGTTGAACACCGATGTGTAGACCAACTACCTAAGGTATCAACCATAACAAAAGATTTTAATACTGTATATCAAGTAGAAGATTCAAGAGAAGGCTGGGCTAATGCCCTGTATTCCATGATGACTTCTTTATACAACGGTAAGCATTATAAATGGGATGTAAGTAAGGTTCGCTTATCGGGTGAGAAGCTTAAGACCTTTGGTGGTCGTGCTAGTGGACCAGCTCCACTTGAAGACACCTTTAAATTCATAGTACAAACTATGACTAATGCTCAGGGTCGTAAGCTTACAGCACTTGAGTGCCATGATATCTGTTGCAAGATTGCACAGTCTGTCATCGTCGGTGGTGTACGCAGATCGGCTATGATCTCTTTGTCGGATCTATCTGACCGAGAGATGGCTAAGTGTAAGAGCGGGTCTTGGTGGGGATCTAGCGGTCATAGAGCCTTAGCTAATAACTCAGCTATCTACCAATCAAAACCACCAATGGGACAATTCCTTGAGGAGTGGTCAGAGTTATACAACTCTCACTCAGGTGAGCGTGGTATCTGTAACCGTAAGGCTATGCGTGACTTGGCTGTCAAGTCTGGTCGTAGTGCAGACTATGAGTATGGTACTAATCCCTGCTCAGAGATCATCCTACGCCCTAATCAATTCTGTAATCTAAGTACGGTTGTCCTTAAAGAAACCGATAACCTTAAAGATATCCGTCGTAAGATTGAACAAGCAACTATCATTGGTACTATTCAAAGTACCTTTACAAACTTTACATACCTACCTAAGGTATGGAAAGACAACTGTAATGAGGAACGATTGCTTGGTGTATCTATGACTGGTATCTATGACAACGCCTTAATGAGTGGTAAGTCTGGTCTTGGTAAGTTACAACAAGCGTTGGACTATCTCCAAGAAGTATCCACACAAACCAATCACACATGGGCTGCTAAGTTAAACATTCCTAATAGCAAGTCTATTACATGTATTAAGCCTGAGGGTACAACCTCTTGCTTGGCAAATTCAGCTAGTGGCTTGCATCCTCGCTATGCTCCGTTCTATCTTCGTCGTGTACGCATTGACAAGAAAGATCCCATCTATTCCTTTATGAAGGATCAAGGTGTATCTAGTGAAGACTGTGTAATGAATCCAGATGCGACTGGTATCTTTACCTTCCCACAGAAGAGCAGTAGTGGTGCTATTACTCAAGATAAGTTAATGGCTATGGATCATCTTAAGTTATGGGAAACATATCAAGATCATTACTGTCATCATAAACCATCTATCACAGTATCATATGATGACACTGATTTCTTATCAGTAGGTCAATGGGTATACGAAAACTTTGATAAGATTTCTGGTATATCTTTCTTGCCTAAGTCTGATCATGTGTATACTCAAGCACCGTTTGAAGCTGTAGATGCACGAACATACAATCTATTTCCTAAGGTGGAGGTTGATTGGAGTTTGTTAGAGAAGTATGAACTAGTAGATTCAACTAAGAGTTCTCATGCTTTGGCGTGTACTGCTGGTGCTTGCGAGATTGTAGATCTATCTTAAGGAGATATGATATGTATTCAAAAGAACAAATTGATTTGAGATTAAAGATTGGTGCATCTATTTCATCTGCTGAGATGGTGATTATTATTAAATCCATGATGCAAACTATTAACGAATTGGAATTAAAGTACAATGAATTATCCAAGAATAGAGGAGTCGCTGCTGCTCCTGTTAGAGAAGTTGTACAAGCAACTCCCATACGACCCCAAGTTAAGCAGTGACGATTTTACTAGGGATGCTGCCTTTGCCGCTGGTCAAGTTGATGTTGTAAATAAACTAAGAATGATTTATGAAAAGCAACAGAAGGAGAAGTTAAATGGCTAGTTATTTAGACGGTCTTTTACAAAAAGCAAATCAAATTTTAATTGCTAATAGTAAAAGAGCATCGAATCAATCTCAACTTGATTACCAACAACCAATAACAAACACAACAAGACGAACAGTACAAGGTATGGAAACTAATAATAGATCTCAGCAAACACAAAGATCTAGTTTACAATCCGTATATAAACAAGCTAAAGCTTATGATCCGTTTGCTGTTGTTAATAAGACAAAAGAAGAACTACAAAAACCACTTACATACTTAAATGATATACTTATTAAAGCAACTCCAGTTGCTAGTACAGAAACTACATGGAATAAAAAATGGCGTAAACCAAAAGATGGTGAAACAGGTAAACAAAAAGTATATACTACAAAAACTACATACACCACAGACCCAACTGGTGACACCGTTAATAAAGAAATGCTACAGGGTTTAGTTGATGAGCAAACTAAATACTTAGGTAAAGACTTTGCTAATATAGATACTAAAACCTTGGCAGCTGCTGATTGGACAGGCTTTCGTAATTTAGAAGGAGATGTAGTTAAGTATAATTCTCTTAGAGATAGTTATGTTGCTAAAGAAAAAAAAACCAAAGTAGATACGGATTGGATTAAACAATACGATACTCTATTGGCTGACACATATAAAGCAATAAGCGCAGAGGTTCCTAAGATATTAACAAGCGCAAGAAGTTCTTATGATACTATAGCAAAAACAAGAGATACTACTTTAGCTGCTATTGAATCATTACTACCATCTGATAAACAAGATAGAAAAAAAACAATGGATGTTTCATCTGAAGATCCAAGATCTCAGATTGCAAACCGAGTGAAACTTGTAAGTAATTATGCAACTAAAAAACCAACGCCAGTCTTTGAATCAAGACCAATATAAGGAGAATTACTATGGGTGGAGGACCTACAATATCGGGTGGAATGACTAAAGATGAGTATGATGCTGCATTAGCAGAACAAAGAGACTATGCAACTAAAGCTGAATCAGCTAGAGATGAAAAGTTAGCTGAGTATGAAAAAAATAGAATAGCATCTGAAAAAGATTTAATTCAAGCTCAAAAAAATGCTGAGTTAGCTAAGGTAACAGCACAACAAGATGCCGAGCAAATGACAGCAGCAGAAGCTGAAGCGGCAGCAAACGCTGCGTCTAGTGGTGCATCAGATACACTTAGCTCTAATTTTTATGATGCGCTATATACTGGTGTCAATGGAAGTAATGGCGAACGACCAAAGTAAGGAATTAAATGCACGAACAAACATTAGAAGAACGATTTAGATTGTTGGATGGTAGACGACAGTACCGAATTGATCTTGCAAGAAGATGTTCAAGTCTTACTATTCCTTCTGTACTACCACCACTTAACTGGACTGATGGCATGGCATTGACACAACCATTCTCATCTATTGCTAGTCGTGGTGTCACGGCTATGGCAAGTAGAATGTTGTCGGCATTGATGCCGCTAAACGACTCACCATTCTTTAGGTTTGGTTTAAAGAATGGAGCAGAAGCTACGCCTGAGATCAAAGCATATTTAGAAACACTATCGTATCAGGTATTTAATAAGGTTGTTTCTCAAAACTTAAGAGAAACAATCTTCCAAGCATTACAACATTTAATTATTGTTGGTGATGTAATGGTTATTATGGATGATGACTTTTCTTTTAGAAATATTAGAACAGATCAATATGTTGTACAAAGAAATGTACAAGGTAAGGTAATTGAAACTATCCATTTAGAATATGAACCATGTAAAGATGGTGATGATGATTACGCAACATCTTCTGCTGGTACTGGTATTAAACAAGGATATGATGTTATCTATTGCCAATATAAACTAAATGAAAAAAAGAATACATGGTCTAGTACAAAAGAAAATGATGAGGGTGAGGTTATTGACACTGGTGAGTATGTAGTATCTCCTCTCATTCCTTTGCGTTGGTATGGTATCATGGGTGAAAACTATGGTCGATCACATTGCGAAGATATCTTAGGAGATCTAATGTCTCTTGAGAACTATACGCAATCTCATATCGAAGGTATGGCAGCGTCATCCACATTCTGGATTGGTGTTGATCCTGCTGGTATGACTGAGTTAGATGATATCTCGTCTGCTAGTAACGGTACATTTATCCCAGCTAGACAAGCAGATATCTTCTGTATTAGTCCAGCACAGACTTTGAACCCACAAGTAGCATCTACTGCTAACGCAGTTGCTGAGATGCGCCGTGAGGTTGCTGATGCGTTCTTAATGACAAGAGCTGCTATCCCATCGGGTGATAGAGTCACAGCCACAGCCATTCGTATGATTGGTTCTGAGCTTGAGACCGTGTTAGGCGGTGCGTTCTCTGCTATTGCAAGAGATCTAATGGAACCTATTATCAAAAGAACTATCTTTATCATGTT